AACCACAAATTTTAAATGTTGGAACAGTTATAACAAAGACAACTGGTTTTACATTGGATCCACTTGATGTTAGCAAGACTATTCTTCTTAATACTTCTTCAACAATGAATTTAACTGTACCGTCAAATTCTTCAGTAGCAATTCCAGTTGGATACAGATACAACTTAATTGAAATTGGATCAGGAATAACAACCTTTGTCCCAGCATCTGGAGTTACAATAAATAGCAAGAATTCTCAATTATTCATTGACACACAGTATGGAAATGTAACTTTATTAAAGGTTGCAGAAAATTCTTGGGTTGCATACGGAGATATATATGAAGGAGTTGCTACTCCAACAGCACCAACACCAGTTGCGCCTACTCCCGTTGCGCCTACTCCCGTTGCGCCTACACCAACTACACCAACCTCTCCAACTCCAGTTGCACCTACAGCACCAACTCCAGTTGCACCTACAGCACCAACTCCTGTAGCACCAACTGCACCAACTCCTGTTGCACCAACCTCTCCAACTCCTGTTGCACCAACCTCTCCAACTCCAGTTGCACCAACTGCACCAACTCCAGTTGCACCAACACCAACATTAGACTGCAGTGATTCCTTCTCATTAAATGAGTCACAGTGTGCAGAATGTGGATATGTCTATTCAGGAGGAGAATGTTACGAAAACCTTCCTACACCAACACCTACGGCACCTACACCAATTGAAGGTGGCCCATATTGTAGAAATGAAGTAAAGATAGTACCTCAATCTCAGTGTACTTCTTATGAAGGAAACTTTACAGTTTGTTACTCTGACCCAGCATATGTAAATCAAACATCTTCAACATTTGTAAGTTGTGTTGGGTCATCTCCAACCCCAACTACACCTACATCACCAACTCCTGTAGCACCTACAGCACCAACTCCTGTAGCACCTACAGCACCAACTCCAGTTGCACCAACTGCACCAACACCAACTCCATGCAGTCCAAATGAAGGACAGCCTTGCTCTGGACCTGATGGATGTTCAGGCACAATAGGTTGTGATGGTATTTGCGACTGCCCTTTTGATGGAGGGGGAGGCGTAACCCCAACACCAACCCCAACACCAGTAGCACCTACAGCGCCTACACCAACTACACCTACAGCACCAACTCCTGTAGCACCAACTGCACCAACTCCTGTAGCACCAACTGCACCAACTCCTGTTGCACCTACAGCACCAACTCCAGTTGCACCAACTGCACCAACTCCAGTTGCACCAACTGCACCAACACCAACACCATGTGATCCAAATGCTGGTCAATCATGCCCTGGACCAGATGGATGCACTGGAACAATTGACTGTAACGGTATTTGTCAATGCTCAACACCAACTCCTGTTGCACCAACCGCTCCTACTCCAGTTGCACCTACAGCACCAACTCCTGTAGCACCAACTGCACCAACTCCTGTTGCACCAACCGCTCCTACTCCAGTTGCACCTACAGCACCAACTCCTGTAGCACCAACACCAACACCACCATGCCAAACATTTTTCTGTGCTGGTTATGGAGAGTACATATGTGTAGGAGACTATTGTCCACCAGCACAAGGATCAAACCCTACACCACCACCGCCAACACCAGATCCTACACCTGTAGCACCTACAGCACCAACACCTGTAGTGCCAACACCAGATCCTACACCTGTAGCACCTACAGCACCAACACCTGTAGCGCCAACACCAACCTCACCCACAGATAATCAAACAGTTTAATTTTTATGGTAGAATTACTTATATGTTGATTAAGGGGTAAAAAAATGACAAGTAGGATAGAAAAGATTAAAGAGATAATTGAAAACAATAAAAACTCTGACGTTAGCCCAATGGATTTATTTCGCTCTGATACTCAATGGGCTGATGAGTCAAAGGCTTCTGAAAGATATAGTATTTGCAAAGCCTGTCCAGAGTTAATAAAATTAACAAAACAATGTAAAAAATGTGGATGTATTATGAACAAAAAAACAAAGTTAGAGTTGGCAACATGTCCAATTGGAAAGTGGTAATATGAAAAGTCCTTACTTATTAAAAAATGTTTTGCCAAAAGAACAACACAAAGAGTTGCAAAATTTAGCAATGAGTTTATGGGCAACAGACAAAACAACTTTTGATGAAGGATTTGGAAGACATCAGTGGGCAATATGGGATCAAACAAATAGACCAGAAGTTGAACCACTTAGAAAATTTCACGAGATGCTTTTACCATTAGCAAAAGAGGAGTTTGAGTCAGATACTCTCTTACCTTCTTGGTGTCTTATAAGCATTTATGAAGGAGAAAAAGCCAGATTGTGGAAGCATAAAGATGATAATGCTTGCACTTATCATATGAACTATACAATTTTTCATAAAACTCCTTGGGATTTTTATGTAGAAGGAGAAAAGTTTCAGCCTGAAGAAAATGATGCTGTTATGTCATATGGAAATGACCAAGAGCATTGGAGAGAAGATTTTCCAAATCCAGATACAAACCTAGTTGCAAATGCTTTCTTTTTTTATGTAGAGCCAGATAATTGGTTTTTTACAGAAGGACCAAACTATCTTTACACAAATATCCGTGCAAAAAAAGAAGGCACTGATAGTGGGATGTAACAATGAATAATGGAATAGTTTACTCTATAGTAATAGATGAAAAATATGATATTGAGCAACATAACCTATATAGACAGTTATCTCATTCATTAAACACTTTAAGAAAAGTAAACAAAGATATAAACGTAAAAATTTATTATTCTCATAAAAAAGGATTACCACAAAACCATAATGTTTATTTTCCTGAAGACTTAAATACAGAGTTTATATTTTTTGAAAATAATGTCACTCCATCTTGGCACCCATCATTTTGGAGTGTAGACATAGTTGAGCATAGATGGGTTAACGCTTTTAAAGGATTGCAGGATTTTAATTTTGATAATATTCTTACTATGGACACAGACACTGAATTTTTTAGAGACCCAGAAGAACTTTTTGAAAAATATGGAAACACAGAATTTCTTTGGAGTAGAGAAGACAACTGTGATGATTTAACAAAAACATTAAGAATATATCCTGCTATAAATGATGGAGTAAGCCTTGTTAGCAAAAATATTTTAAAGCACAGAGACATGTGCTTGTTGTCAATGAAACAATATATTAATTATACTTTAGAAAAATATAAACTGCTTCTTTCTGAAAAAGACTACTATCAGTTACCCTGGGTAATAATTCCATATTCGATTTATGATTATTTTTATCAAAGAAACATTAATAGATATTTTGATAAAGATGATGTTTTAATGCACATTGAAGATAAAAAAGACACTCACGTAATTCGTCATTATTTTTCTTCAAATGCTTCAAAGTTTCTTCCAAAATGGTTGGGTGGGACACAATAAGTGGCAACCATAGGAATACTTCCAGCAAGCGGAAGAGCATCAAGAATTGGCGGTATTCCAAAATTTTGCTTACCAATCTCAGATGAAAGATCATTGCTTCAATGGCATGTAGAGCAAATGCTTGAGGTTTGCGACGAAGTAAGAGTTTCTACAAGATCAGAATGGGTTCCTATTATTCAAAATATGGATATGAATATTAAACTTATTGTCCGTGAGCCTTCTACGATGTCTGATGCAATTAGTTTTATGGTTGGAGAATACAATGATACTGTTGTTGTTGGAATGCCAGACACATATATTTTAAATGGTCCAGAAAACATATACAAAGAAATGTTTAAAAAAACAAATGCTGACTTGGTCTTAGGTGTTTGGGAATGCAATGATGAACTAAAAGGTCGTGTAGGACAGGTACTTCTTTCTGAAGATAAAGTTGTTGGCTCTGAAGATAAAACAGGAAACTGTGACTATAAAGAAATGTGGGGCAGTATGATGTTTAGAAAAAATATGATTCGGTATTTAGACCCAAATTTAGAACATCCTGGAAAACAAATAAAAGACTGGATATTAGAGGGTAAAAATGTAATGGGAGTAAGGCCAGGTGGCAAATATATGGATATTGGAACTTTAAAGGGTTTAAAGCAACTGTATAAAGAAATGGATTTGAAATAAAAATACCCCCAAGGATTTCTCCAGGGGGGTAATTTATTTATAAACTACTTAGGAAACTTAGACATCCAAGACTTAGTTCTTGGAGTCATGCCTTTCCAGGCAGTCCAGTTTTCTCCACCGTCAGTCATGTGATGTGCAATCTGTGCATTAAGAACTGGATTAAAAAGTTCGGCATTTGAAGATAACTCAAACTTGTTTCTACGATCAGGACCAAGCGAGTCAATCATATTGATCTGGAAAATTCCGTATGAGGAGTCTCCAGTGCTTTCATTTCCGTTAAAAGCCAATGGTCGACCATTAGACTCTTTCTTTGCTGCCCAAGCCTCAACAAGGTTTTGACCCTTAAAGCCAACTAGGGAT